AGAGGTAATTGAGGAATGCGCGGCGTTTCCATATGGAGATCATGATGACTTGGTTGACTCAATGACCCAAGCTGTTATGAGATTTAGACAGGGAGGATTTGTATCTCACCCTGAAGATTATGTAGACGAGCCTCTCCCACAACAGGAGATTAAATACTATTAATGATTTCAAAATACGCAAAACTTGTTGAGATGTTAACTCGTAACTTTATTAAAACTATGAGAAGACAACCTAATAATTTAGAAAATTTAAAAATCAAACAACAAGCTGCAGAAACAATCAGACAAGAACAAAAAATAATTCCATTTAAATACAAAAAAACTTTTGGTGAAGAGATAAAAGAAATGGAAGAAAAAGGTGTTGGTAGTTTATTTAAAAAGACTGCAGAGACAGAAGATGAAATTTTAGCAAGACTTAATAAACAAAACAAAGACACAATTGAAAAAATAAAAAGCAGAAAACAAAAAACAGCAGAAGAAATAATGGCCGAAGGTGACTTTGATCCATCAGGTTTTGCTGGTGGTGGTTTAATCACAAAAGGAATTACAAAATTAATTAAAACTCTTTCAAGAGTTAAAAATAAATCAAAATTACTTACAGATGATCAAATAAGAGATATAGAATTAGATTTAGGGGATTCCGAAACTTGGTTGAGTAAAGGTACTATTGAAGAAGCATTGGAGGCAGCTAAAAGGCAAAAAGATGAAATAGAATATTATTATGGTCAATATAAAACGGGAAAACTAGATCCTCAACCAGGAGAGATTAATAGATCAAGATTAGATTTTTTAAAACGAAGAGCTCAAGAGGCAGAAATGTCTGGAGATCGTAGGTTGATTACTGGAGATGAATTAGATGAACTAAATTCATTAGAAAAAAGATTTGAGTATTTAGATCTAGAAGATAAAGCACAAAACATTTCTAGAAAAATGACTGACGAAGAAATACAAAAATTAAAAGAAATCAATGACAGTGGCTATGTAGATTTTCAAAAAGAAATGGATAGAATTACAAGAACTAAAAAAGCAGAAGGTGGTATTACAAGTATCATTGGTTCTGATTTAGATGAAGAAGAAGATATGACTTTAGGTTTTAATCCTATAAGAGCTGTATCTGGTTTAGCAACTCCAAAAAATATTGGAAGACTTGGAGCTTTTATTTTTAGTGGAGGTTTAAGTAGTGGAGCAGAAGCAGCGGCGGCCGCTGCAAAAATAGCTGCTAAAGAAAAAGCTGCACAAATGGCAGCAGATAAAATTGCTCAACAAGCAGCACAAAGAATGACTCAACAAGCATCACAACGTAATCAATATTTAGGAGAAGGCGGCTATCAATCTTCATGGGGTGGTGTATCTGATTTTATGAGTGGCTCTGGAACATCAGCTGACATGGGTTCTTTTAAAAAAGGTGGTAGTGTTAAAAAATCTATTAGAGAAAGAATTATTAATTTAGTTGGTGGACCATCGGCAGCAGCAGCTGAATTAGGACTAGAAGGTATTTTACAAATTTATGATCTATTGGGCATGCCTCTATTTGCAAAAGGAGGACTTGCAAAAAATAAATTAACTGATACAGTGCCTCCTGAGAAGGGCCCAGACTCACAAGGTGTTGAAAGCCTATTTAGGAGAAAATAATGGCAGAAATAGATAAATCATTACCCAATCAACCGGAAGATATTAAGTTAGAAGATATTAATGAAGTTGAAACAGTTTCTGAAGAAGAAACTCCATCAACAGATGAAGTTGAAGTAATTACAACTGAAGATGGTGGTGCGGAAGTATCTTTTGACCCAAGTGCCATTGAACCACAATCAACATCTCATTTTCAAAATTTAGCTGAAGTGTTAGATGATGCAACATTAGATCCATTAGGTTCTAAATTAACTTCTGATTATATGGACTACCGATCTTCAAGAAAAGATTGGGAGGACACTTATAGAAATGGTTTGGATCTTTTAGGATTTAAATACGAAAGAAGAACAGAACCATTTAGAGGTGCAAGTGGTGTAACACATCCTGTTTTATCTGAAGCTGTTACTCAATTCCAAGCACAAGCATACAAAGAATTATTACCTGCAGATGGTCCTGTTAGAACACAAATTTTAGGATTAGAAACTCCTGCTAAACAAGACCAAGCAAATAGAGTCAAAGATTTTATGAATTATCAAATCATGGATCAGATGAAAGAATATGAACCAGAGTTTGACCAAATGCTATTCTATCTCCCTTTGAGCGGGTCAACTTTTAAAAAAGTTTACTATGATGAACTTTTGGGTAGGGCGGTTTCAAAATTCATACCTGCCGATGATTTGGTAGTTCCCTACTCAGCAACAAATTTAGATGATGCAGAAGCCGTTGTGCATGTCATCAAGATGTCTGAAAATGATTTAAGAAAACAACAAGTAGGTGGTTTCTACAGAGACATCACATTAAATCCACCACAAATGTCTAGCGATGAAATTACAAAAAAAGAACAAGAGCTGGAAGGAATCAAACAAAATAAACAAGATGACATTTATACATTATTAGAATGTCATGTTAATTTAGATTTAGAAGGTTTTGAAGATTTAGATTCACAAGGTATGCCAACAGGAATTAAACTTCCGTATGTGGTAACAGTTGAAGAGTCATCTAGAAAAGTTTTATCTATTAGAAGAAATTATGCAGAGAATGATATTAAGAAAAACAAAACAAATTATTTTGTGCATTTCAAATTTTTACCTGGTTTAGGTTTTTATGGTTTTGGATTAATTCACATGATTGGTGGATTATCAAGAACAGCTACTTCTGCATTAAGACAATTGTTAGATGCAGGAACTTTAGCAAATTTACCTGCCGGATTTAAATCTAGAGGTATTAGAGTTAGAGATGATGCTCAACCATTACAACCTGGAGAGTTTAGAGATGTAGATGCACCTGGTGGAAACATCAGAGATCAATTTATGACTTTACCTTTCAAAGAACCATCCGCGGTCCTTCTACAATTGTTAGGTGTAGTTGTGGGTGCGGGTCAACGGTTCGCGGCTATCGCAGATATGCAAGTAGGTGATATGAATCAACAAGCGGCTGTTGGAACAACTGTCGCGTTACTTGAAAGAGGTTCAAGAGTTATGTCCGCTGTACACAAAAGATTGTATGTTGGTCTTAAACAAGAATTTAAATTATTAGCACAAGTATTTAAAACATACTTACCAAAAGAATATCCATATGATGTTGTAGGAGGTCAAAGACAAATTAAACTAACAGACTTTGATGACAGAGTTGATATTTTACCCATAGCTGATCCAAACATATTTTCTCAAACACAAAGAATTTCTTTAGCTCAAACACAATTGCAACTTGCTCAATCAAATCCTCAAATACATAACCTGTACCAAGCGTACAGGTCGATGTATGAAGCAGTTGGTGTAAAAAATATAAACGCTATTTTACCACCACCACAACAACCAATGCCTAAAGATCCATCTTTAGAACACATTGATGCTTTAGCAGCTAGACCTTTTCAAGCATTTCCAGGTCAGGACCATAGAGCACATATTGAAGCTCACTTAAACTTCATGCAACTTAATATGGTAAGAAATGCTCCAATGGTTATGGGTTCAATACAAAAAAATATTTTAGAACACATATCTATTATGGCTCAAGAACAAGTTCAGTTAGAGTTTGTTAGAGAGTTTGGTCAATTACAAGTATTACAACCACAAGCACAAGCTAACCCAGCCGTTGCACAAGTCATTCAACAAATCACACAAAAGATTGAAGCAAGAAAAGCACAACTAATTGCTGAAATGACACAAGAATTTGCAATGGATGAAAACAAAATTACATCGCAAATGGATGGAGACCCATTATTAAAATTAAAATCAAGAGAAGTTGACTTACGTGCAATGGAAAATGAACGTAAAAAAGTCAATGATGAAGAAAGAATTAATCTTGATAAGATGAAAGCAATGATGAACCAAGCTAATCAAGAAGAAAAACTTGAACAAAACGAAGATTTGGCTAAACTACGAGCTGGAGTAAGTCTTGCAAAGATGGGAATCAATCAAGCAAAGATAAATATTAATGATTAATAGGAGCAGTATGAGAAAACAGTTGAGTGGTGGACAGAAAAAAGTTAAAAAAGTAATGAAAGAGTTCAAAAGAGGTGAGTTGAACATTGGAAAATCACCAAAAAAAGTGAAATCCAGAAAACAAGCAATAGCAATCGCGCTTTCTGAAGCAGGATTGTCTAAAAATAGGAAAAAAAGATGAAAAAAACTGCAGTAACAAAATATAAAACTGGCGGAAAACCTGTTGAGATGTCAAAACCTAATGAATCTCAAAAACAAAAGGTTAGAGGTCAGAAAAAAATGTTAAAAGAAAAGCAAAGAACAGCAACTTGGTACTAATTTATGTTTCCGTGGGGATTATTAGGTCAAGGTTTAAAAGCTGGGCTTGAAATTTACAAAAATAAGAAGGCAGCTGACGTTGCAATGTCAGAAGCTAAACTTCTTCACGTGGAAAAAATGAAACGTGGAGAAATTGAGTTTACTGGAAAGATTGCAGAGAATCAAAAATCAGACTGGAAGGACGAATTTGTACTTTTGACAATTTCCTCACCACTGTTTTTATTGGCATATTCTGTATTTGCAGAAGATGAGAAAATGCAAGCAAAAATTGATCTATATTTTCAAAAATTACAAGAGATGCCCTGGTGGATAGTTGGCCTTTGGGTAACAGTAGTTACAGCTATATATGGACTTAAGGCTACAGATGTGATAAATATGAACAAAAATAAATAAGGAGAAAATTATGGCTAATCCAAGATATAATTTACAAGTTGCAAACAAAAGAGTTGCAAAAAAAGATGGTGGAATGATGAAACCTGTAGATAAAAAGAAAAATCCAGGTTTAGCAAAATTACCAAAAGCTGTTAGAAACAAAATGGGCTATATGAAAAAAGGTGGAATGGCAGACCAAAGAAACAAAGCATCTAAAGAAATTTTTAAATTATCAAAAGGAGAAAAACCAAGAGTTAAAAAAAGTATGGGTGGAATTTTGAAAAGAGTTTCTAGAGATTTCAAAAAAATGAAACCTAAATCAAATTCTACTGGTCCTAAAAAAACAGTTCGTCCTCAATTACCAAATAGAGTAAGAACATTTAGAAAAGAACAGGCTGAATAATGGGAATTTTTGGAATAGCTAAAAAAGGTTTAGGTCTTCTTGGTAAAAAGAAAAAATTTACTTCAGCAGGATTAGATAGTCCTGTAATTAAAAGTGTAAAACCAAGTGTACCAAAAACAGGTACAGAAAAAGGAATTAG